GTGCAAATTAAGATCTGCATCAAGTGGTACCCATCCCTTCACCTTACCATCCTTCTCCCACCTCGCACATCGAACTCTCACATTGCGATTAAACTCGCATGCCTCTTTCCAACCGCAGCCTCCGACTTGATTACGAACAGTGATGTATTTCTGATACTTCGCAAGGTAGTCATCTTCGGCAACGCTTGCTGAGAGGTTCGCGTAACCCCTCATGAGGCCCCCAGTAAACGGACTTTCAGCTTCTCCGTATCGCTCTTTATGTTCATCCAACTCGTTCCCTAAGATAAACTTAGGTTCAACACCTAAGGCGAGTGCAACATCGGAAACTTCCTTTGTGGCACAAGCCATGAGATGAGATTGAACGAGCCCAATGTGGTTCATTTGGACCAGGGCGTAAGCCCCGGCTGGTGATTCACGGGCGAGCTGTGCTACTGCACAATCGATGTTAGTGTAGCGGTGACTGGGTGGGGGCATTAGACCAAGCCCCCCGAGAGTACGAGGTAAGTAGTTAGCCAAACTTAGGTTATGAAGCCGAGGAAACTCTTTTTCAAAACCTTTAAGTTGTTTAATTTGGCGACTACGGAAGAATTTTAACCCTTCTATGACCCCCTCATTAACATTGTCATCTTCATCTATGTAATCACCCTTAAGTTGTTTAGTGAAAACATTTTGACGTGCATCTACAGTGATGAACCACTTCTTGTAGGACTCTAGTCTTGCGGGATGTTCCAATTCCCACTCTTGCACACGTTCTCTTAGTGCATGGACTGTAAGAACATTTACGTCTGTGTGAGGACATTTCATCGCGTCAAGTTTAGCTAAAACAGCTTTCCCTGTCTTCGACTTCCTGTACTCATCATCAATCATAGTATGTTCTGCTCCTATGTATCTTCTGTAGAATTCCTCCCCCATTCCCTTAGCGGACACCAGTGACTTTAAAAGATCTTCTGGTCGCAATTGTAGTCCGCCGACGGCTGATCGGTTCCCGCCATAGAGGAGGCGCATGTTAATTTGAGGGGCCTGCCTTAATCCATTATTACGCGTGACTTTGTACAGCTCGGAATTAATAACCAAAAAGTTCCGAGAGGTGTAATTTTTACCGATGGAGAATTTCAGGCCACAGAGTTTGGTGATCTTTTTCCAAACTCTGTAGTGAGCGCTGTTTACAGCACGAAAGAGGATATCATCACCGTTAACAACAAGCGGTAACTCTTTAAGGGTGAATTTTCTACCCAAACAAAGCTCATAAGACAGCCTGGTGGCTGCCAAATTAACTAAGCAGAGAACAGGGAAACTAGCAGGCGAACCCATTAACTGTCCCCATTGTTGTTTGTATCCTTCAACTTCCGCACCCTTGCTCTTTTTGTATACTAGATGATGACCTG